AAGCCGAAGGTGAGGTCAAAGCAAAAAGTCAAGAGTTAATAGGGCTTACTAATCGTGAGGCTAATAGACTCGCTGCACAAGCCGGGCTTTACACAAAAACCAGAGACAGTTTCGCTGAAAAGATTGCTAAGTGTCCAAACACTACTCCACCTGCCGCTAAGCCTAATGAACCAGCCGCTAACCCTGCAGCACCTGCTACTGCCGGGACTGATCCAAAAACTAATATAACAGGCGAGGGTGACGGAGATAAAAAAACCGGTACGAACACTACGGCACCTGCGACAGCAACCAATGCAGCGGCCACAGCCAAGGCACAAAATGATAGCCCTGGACGTAGATTATATAATCCACTTTCAGTATTTCCCTCATACACATATAATATTTCATTATATATGATAACACCTAAAGCCTATGATGAATTTACAGGGTCAGGCAGAACCATATTACCAGTAGATGGTGTAGCATTAATATGCCAATCAGGCGGAGTCAATAATGATGTACAAAAACGCGCCGTGGGTTTTACACTTGATTATTATATTGATAACTTAAGAATAGAAACATTTACTAGTGGCATGGATACTCAAACAAGTACTAATACAACCAATATAGAGTTTCAAATTAACGAACCATATGGTTTTAGTTTTATTACAAATTTGCAGCGCACCGCTGACGCCATAATTGCAGACAGCGGAGCTAAATCATTAAAAAATCCTACAAGACAATTTTTTATACTGGGTATAAGATTTACTGGTTTTAATAATGATGGCACTCCAGCATCATCAAAAGAAGATCCATTGTTTGAACGTTTCTATGATATCTATATGACTGAAGTAAAATTCAAATTAGATAATAAAGCCACAACATATAATATAAAAGCTGTGGCTTCAAGCCCTGCCGTAGCGTTTGGAACTAAACGTGGCATTTGGGACACAGGCGGAACTTTACGCGGTACTACTGTATATGACATGCTTACAAATATGATGAATCAGTTGAATAAAACTGCCGCAGATAGCGTTAAAGATATTAAAATAAAACCAAATAAGTATTCTTTTAAATTTGTTGGTGAGGGCATTGAAGAAAATCTAGAAAAACAAAAGTCTGCACCAATTTTTAGAGAAAGAATGGTTAGCGAAACTGATGTTACTAAAGCATCATTGGTAGGTACAAAACCTACCACTACAGGATCAAAAGCAGGAGAAGAGCAAGGCAGACCAGACACTAGTGTAGGAGAATTAACCATACCTTCAGGTACGCCGATTTTACAAGCATTTGAAACTATTATTTCACGTAGCACATATATTACAAGTGCATTCAAGACAATACAAAATAATAACTTAGAACCAGATCCACAAAAAACAAATGGGGAGTTACAACAAGATACAGACAATAAAAATTTTGTACGTTGGTATAATGTTAGCGCACAAATTAGCAACGGCAAATTTTTTGACAAAATCCAAGATTTTACATATGACATAACGTATGTGTTTCAAATTTATGAAACTCCTATTATAACAAATGCTTATAGTAACCCGGGTATTCCATATTATGGACCACACAAACGTTATAAATATTGGTTTACAGGACAAAATAGTGAAATACTAGGTTATACACAAAATCTAGACAATACATTCTTTACCGTAGCAGTAGCTGGTCTTAATAAAGAACAAAATACAGAAACACAACCGGGCACTCCGGTTGCCCTCGTTAAGGATGCAAATGCAACAAAAACAGATATATCTAATTTACAAGACTTTGGTAAACGTGCTTATATTACAAGTTTGTTTGATCCAGTATCACAAGCAAACGTATCAATCAAAATAATGGGAGACCCAGATTATCTTATGCCAGAAAGTACAGTGCCCATCAATAAATTATATAATAGATTTTATGGTACACAAGATAATACTATCAACCCAAATGGTGGACAAGTTTTTATTGAAGTAGATTTTAAAGAACCGCAGGATTATAATTTTCGTTCAACCGACGGTATAGCATTTAGTTCAACCGGCACTGGTCTTATGAGTGTTAATGAAAAAGTTCAATTTTGGAATTATCCTAAGAAAGTTGCAGATATTGTAGAAGGGGTAAGTTACCGTTTAATTAAAGTGTCAAGTAAATTTGATAAGGGTATTTTTGAACAAGATTTACAGTGTGTAATTAATACTTTCCCGGATGTTGAAGATGATCTTGAAGAAGTAACGATCACAAGCACTAAAAAAACTATATCAAATCCGGCAAAGGGTCTAGTATCTGATCCGCCTCCCGATGCTACACAATCACAGACAGATCCAGGGATAACCACTAATATGAAAAGTTCAGTTGGTGGACAAACACAAACAACAGCTAAAGGCGTAGCAAATGATGATAGTCAATTACAAGAAGTACAAGTCACAAAAAGAGGACTAAGCGTTACTGCACCCACGTTTATAGATGCAGGCAATGTAAGTATTACAGCGCCAAACTTTAATCTTGGTAGAGGCAGGGGTTAAATAATGTAAATGCAAGACGATTTTCAAGCCAGGGGACAGCCTAAATATACAAGAGCAGATGCAGGTAGTGCACCTCTTTTGCCATATCCTGTATGGGGTATTGTCAAATACAATTTTGATGATACTAGACAGGGCGGAATAAGAGTGTTTATAGCAGATGGTACTGGTAAGGACCCTAATTCTTCTACTAATTGGTCTAAACCAATTTATCCTATAGGTTTTTATGGCCGTACTATTGGAGAATCCCCTAAGACAGGGTTTGGTACTTTTAAAACTAATCCAGCAAGTTATGGTGTTTGGCATAGTCCACCAGACATCGGTACCAGAGTAGTTTGCATATTTATAAATGGCGATGCTAATTTTGGTTATTATTTAGGCGGTGTTTACGATCCTGATGCCATGTATAGTCTACCTGCTATAGCAGGCTATAAAGATGTATTATTGAACGAAGCTGAAGGTCAAAGTTATGGTGGCGCAGTTGTATTACCAGTTACAAATTTAAATGACAACAGTCCAGAAGCATCAGCACCAGAAAAATATGTTGATGCACCTAAACCTGTACATAGTTATCAAGCAAGTATATTATTTCAGCAAGGTTTAATACGTGATCCAATACGCGGTGTAATAAGCAGTAGTGCGCAGCGTGAAACTTCTAGTAGAGTAGGCTGGGGTGTAAGCACTCCAGGACGCCCTATCTATCAAGGTGGTATGAACGATGATAATATAGCAAGCGAGTTAAAAGGCGGTGCTGACCCTGCTAAATTCAAAATTGTAGGTCGTCGAGGTGGGCATACTTTAGTAATGGATGATGGTGATATTATAGGTAGAAATAATCTGATACGTTTAAGAACTTCTACTGGACATCAAATTACTATGAGTGATGACGGTCAAACATTGTTTATTATACATAGTAATGGACAAAGTTATATTGAATTAGGCAAGGAAGGCACTGTAGATATCTATAGTACAAATAGTTTTAATGTTAGAACACAGGGTGATTTAAATTTACACGCAGACAGAAACATTAATATACACGCTGAAAAAAATTTGAATATACGCGCTGAAAATATACATGTACAGGCTGAAGGTACTTATAAATTGCGTGTATTAAAAGATTATGCTGAATCTATATCAGGAAAGTTAACTTCACTAATAGCAGGAGCATATGCTGTGAAAGCAGGAGGACAAGCCAGTATGGTTGCTGGTGCAGAAGCTTTTGTTGTTGGTACTAAAGTAAACCTTAACAGCGGCGACCCATCAACTACTCCAGAGGCAGTAGAAGCAATAAAGGCTTTTGCACAAACAGATACATTGTTTGATAAACAAAAAGGATTTATTGCAGCACCAGGAAAATTATTATCTATTGCAAGTCGTGTACCAGCACATACCCCTTGGGCTTCAGCAGGACAAGGAACTGATGCTAAAACTGATTTGGGCGCAAGTGCAAATCTGCCCGAAGCACCAAACGCAGCAGTAAGTGATGTCAACGATGCAGCAGCAAATTCAACATCGCCCAGCGCAGCTACAGCAGTAAGTTCAAGTTCAGTACAAGCAGGAACTAATGCTGTTAGCGGCGCATTAAATAAGAACGCAACAAGCGCATTATTAGGAGCAGGCGCACAAGCAATGGCAAGCAATCCCTTAACAGCGAAGGTGCAACAAGCCAAAGCAGGCGTTGCCAAGTTGCCTGGAGGTGGATAATGACTAATATACCCTTAGTAGGACAGTTTGGTTTAAATCCAGAACAGATGCAAGCTGCTGGTATAATTAAGCCCGGCAGTGCTAAATTAGTACAGGCACTAGTTGATAGTGGTAAGCCATTGGCAAACTCTATGCCAAAAAACTTGTTTACAGGCAGTCAGGGTGCAAAATCCCTAAATGATTTAAAAAACAATTTTAATGCACAATCTTTAGCTATGACTAATGTTATGAAAAAAAGTCAAGCACAATTAATGAATGCAAAAATTATTACAGGTAAGGAAAGCCCAACTGCGATTGCTGGTCTAGTAAATTCAACTGCTACTGTTGGTATTGGCGCTACCTTAGCAGCAGTAAAAAATTCTACTGGTAGAGGTAGAGGAGGTAGAGTAGCAAGACCACAAAGATTAGCCAGTAATCCTAAAGGGTCTATATCTAGTAATATTAATCCAGTACCACAACAACTACCATTAACAGAAGTGGATACATTAGCATTTACTGCGCCAAAAGTAACTGTACCGTCGGCTGCAGGCGGTTTAAATGCGTTAAAGGGCGCGGCAGGTGAAGCCGCAGGAAGTTTAAAGGCGGGCGCTGATGCAGCTTTAAGCAAAATTGGAAGTGGAAATCTTGCAGGCAAGATGGCTGATGAAGTAACTTCTGGATTAGGTTCATTAAAGGATTCACTATCAGGACTAGCAGAAAGTAAGGGGTTGGCATCACTACAAGAGCAAGCAAAGGGTTTAGCCGCGTCTGCATTTGATGCTATTAAGTCTGGATTTCCATCACTACCAGCAGGTGTGCCAGTAGATGTAGAAAAAGAAGCAAAAGATGCATTCGCTAAAGTATCTGAGGCAGCAGCTGGAAAATCAGGCGACTTAACAAACAAGTTAAGCGACTTGGCTAGTAAAGGCGGCGCATTGAAAAATGCATTATCAAAGGCGGGAGGGGAACTAACAAATAAATTAAGTGGAGGTGCAGCAGCACTAGGTAAAAATCTTCCTGGAGCAGCAGCCATAAAAGATAAGGTATCAGGATTGGCTGGCGCTGCTGCTGGTAACGTAGGGTCACTCGCATCTAAAGCAACTGGTATTCAAAACTCTGCACAAAGTGCTGTAAGCAACTTAACAGCAAAAGTACCTGGATTAGGATAATGTCACTATCATTAAAACAAGCAGCAACAGCAGTTAGTAGTGCCGGAGTTAATCCTAGTCAAGTCGTTGCCGCAACGGGCGGACTAGCAGGCGCATTACAGCAAGCAGCCTCAGGCGTAAATACAAAATCAGCAGCATCCGCGAGTTCTACCTTAGCAAGTGGATTAGGTAATTTACCTGGTGGAGCAGGGGCTGCAGGCGCTTTAAAAAATTTAGGTGCTGGAGCCAAAGATAAAATAGGGGCATTAGAGGGAAAGCTTAGTGGTTTAAAGGATTCTGCGTCAGCAGCAAAAGATAAACTTAAGGGTATGAATAATAAATTAGGCGGGGCATTAGATAAATTAAAAGATGGTATTGCATCCTTGGCCACTGCTAAATTAGCTGGTATTGATATTCCAAAACTTGATATAGCTGCAGCCTTAAGCAAATCTGGATTGCCCAGCGGTATTGCGTCACAACTAGAATCACAGTTGTCAGCAATAAGTTCTGGTGGCGGTGTACCAGTCAGTATGCCAGTAATAGCAATTAATACAACAGACAGACAAGAAATCACAGCAGCAATAGATAACCTATTAGGCGATCCTAGTATACCTCCTCCTAACATGCTAGGAGAAGTGTCTGAAGAAGCGACTTCAGAATTAGAAAGTACAAACAAAATAACGATAGAACAACTACAAGAAATTGGTAGCGCTGGTAGTGCCTATACACAAGCGGCAAGCAAAGCAAGTAAAGCATATGCTAAATTTGAAAAAGCATTGCATAAATTGCCACAGGGTGATCCGCAAATTGAAGCATTAAGAGAAGAGGCTTTAAAACTAGTTCAAATATCAGACGAAAAACAAAAAATATTTAAAGATTTGAAAGCCAAATACAAATATGATGACGGCGTCACCGTCATCTACTAATAGACTGAGATATAAATACTAGTATGCCGCAATATATTGGATTCAGCACAATAGCAGCAAATAAACCCAAGACTACTAACCCCCCTCCGGGAGAGTATGGCGGTCCGGGTAGTATTACTAATTCATTAATAAGCGGTAAAAAGTTTAAAATGACTGATGCGCCGTTGGTAATACAAGATTTTTTAAACGCTCTTAATATAAAACAAGGACAAAAAGTAGGCCAACCTGAATATGGTTCACGTATTTGGGACTTTGTGTTTGAACCAAACGATTTTACAACGCAAGAAAATATCGAGGCTGAAATACGTAGAATAATAAGTCTGGACCCACGTTTACAAGTAGGTACTATAAGAGTTTATCCGCAGGAAAACGGCATATTAGTTGAACTACAACTCGCTGTATACCCTTTCAATCAGGCTGAACTTTTATCTATATTTTTCAATAGTAGAACAGGGGCTGCTAGTATCTGATTCCAAAAATCACGGTTTTCCATATAGATAAATATTAGTATGGCTACTAGTAGTAAACAAACCTCTTTGTTTGGTATAAATGATTGGAAGGCAATTTATCAAACTTTCCGCCAGGCCGATTTCCGTAGTTATGATTATGAAACACTACGCAAGAGTTTCATTGACTACCTACAAACTTACTATCCAGAAACGTTTAATGACTTTACAGAATCAAGTGAATTTATAGCCTTACTTGACGTAATGGCGTTTATGGGTCAGGGTCTTGCTTTTCGAAATGACTTAAATGCTAGGGAAAACTTTTTAGATACGGCTGAACGCAGAGATAGTGTTGTTAAACTAGCCAACCTTGTTAGCTATACGCCAAAACGTAATTTATGTGCTGAAGGTTATTTGAAAGTTACTAGTATAAGCACAACACAAAATATTACTGATCTAAATGGAGTAAACTTAAGCAATCTTCCTATATTATGGAATGACCCTGCTAATCCAAACTTTTTAGAACAATTTAATACCATTATTAATGCTACACTTGTTAATAGTCAAAAAGTAGGACGTCCAGGAAATGTCCAAGAAATTTTAGGTATAACCACTAGTGAATACAGTATAGCGATACCAGAAGGATCATTGCCTATTGCACCTTTCGTATCTACTGTTGATAATATTAGAATGAATTTCGAACTTGTAAGCGTTACAAGTTTAGATCAACCTAATGTATATGAAATCAGTCCATCACCAAGCGGACGTTTCAATATGTTGTATAGAAACGATCAGTTAGGATTTGGTAGTCCAAATACTGGATTCTTTTTTTACTTTAAACAAGGTACATTGCTTGATTTTGATTTTGATTTACAGGAACAAATTGCAAATCAAAATATACCTATTGGTGAAATAGAAGGCGTAAATAATACAGATACATGGTTATATCAATTAAATGAAAATAATCTAGGTAGGGCAGAATGGCGTAAGGTTGAAAGTGTCTATGCTGATGCCTATCTACAAACAGAAAACAGTAATAGAACTATTTTTAGTGTTGATTCAGGCTTCAACGATAGAGTTTCATATGTATTTGGCGATGGCGTTTTTTCAAAGATTCCTGTAGGTAGTTTCCGTGCCTATGTACGCTCAAGCAACGCATTAACATATACTATAGATGTAAGTGAAATGCAAGGATTGACTGTAGCATTTAACTATGTCAGTCGCGTAGGTAGAGTAGAAACACTTACTGTAGGATTAGCACTAACTAGTCCAGTCTCAAATGCACAGGCAAGAGAAAGCATACCAAACATCAAGCAACGTGCGCCAACTCGTTATTATACGCAAAATCGTATGGTTAACGGAGAAGATTACAATAACTTTCCTTATACTTTGTACAGCTCAATTATTAAGTCAAAAGCAATTAATCGTAGCAGCATTGGGGTAAGTAAAAATTTAGACTTGCTGGATCCAACTGGAAAATATTCAAGCATATTAAGTTTAGGCAACGACGGCGCACTATGGCGCGATAAAACCAACTTTACTTTTGCTTTTACTTTTGACAGTACAAGCGATATTATGTTTTTCTTAACACAATCATTAACTAATCAACTATCAAAAATAGAAAGTTATCAATACTATACGACTTATTATCCAAGATATGCTGTAACAGGAAGCGATACTAGTTTGCCTGTCTATTGGAAAATGGCAGTGGTTGGTGCCAATTCATTAAATGGATATATTACAAATTATCCAACTTTAGAAAAAAATGCATTATCTACTGGAGTATTTACAACTAACAATTTAAAATATATAACGAAAGGTGCATTGATTAAAATATCTGCTCCTCCAGGCAAATTTTTCGATAGTAATTATAGGTTAGTAAATGGTATTCCAAAGTCCACCGACGTTACGTTTTTCTTCACTACAGTGCTTGAAGTTATAGGCGACGGCGCAAATGGCGGTGATGGTATATTTCCTAATGGTACAGGGCCAATTACTTTAGATGGTTATGTTCCAACTGGAGCGATACTATCGCAAGTTATTCCAGCCTTTAGTAATAGTTTGCCAACTAATATTATACTTGAAGCAAAACAAAGACTTGAACTTAATGAAAGTTTTAGTCTACTGTTTAATAACAAATTAGCGATTGATCAAGATCGTTGGTCGATACATCCTGTGGATACGAATAATAGTTTTGTAAAATTTATTAGTCAAAATATACCAAATAGTTATATTGTTGAAGTAAAATCACTAGAATATTATTTTGGTAGTGTAGACGACGTAAGGTTTAGTTTCCCACAAAACGAATTAGTTTACGATCCATTCTCCGGTACTGTGCTGCAAGACAATGTTAACGTATTAGGTATTAATACTGTTGTTGATACTAGCACACCATTGGCAAAAGACTACAAAATAAATATTACAGGACAAACTATTGAAAGCGACGGGTATATTAATGATTATGAAGTATCTGTAAGTACTACCAGTGATAACAATGGAACACTAGTTACTAATCCTGATTTTTTTAGTGAAATTACTGGATTTACATATACAACAAATGCAACTACTGGTTTCAAAACTGATGCTACAAATACAAATAGATATGTATTTTTTGAAACTATTCAAGATGCTATAAATTTAACTAGACAACAAATTTTGCCCTCAAAGGATGTAGTAGATTTATACGCAATTAAATCTGACATTGAAGTTATAAAATATGAATATCCCGAAAAAACATTATTCTATGCTTTTAGTGAAAATAAATTTTACAAAACTTTTCAGGATCCAGAAGTTACAACACAATCATATATATTAAAAGAAATGTCAAACTATAGTATTATGTATGGTAGACAGGGTCTTACTTACAAATACACTCACAATTCTAATAATACTGTGCGTATTGATCCGGCAACAACAAACATTATTGATTTGTATTTGGTTACACAGGAATACTATACAGCCTATACAAATTATATACAAGATACTACAAACACTATTAGTAAACCTGCTCAACCAACTATTACAGAACTTAACGCTAGCTATGAAAAATTACAATTTTATAAAATGGTCAGTGATAGTATGATTATGAATAGTGTAACTTTCAAGCCATTATTTGGACCTAAGGCAGCGAAGGCATTACAGGGTACAATTAAAATTATTAAGAATTCAATTTCAACCGCTAGTGATAGTGAAATTCGTAGTGCTGTGATTACTTCTATGAATGAATATTTTAATATACAAAACTGGAACTTTGGTGATACATTTTACTTTAGTGAACTATCAGCATATCTACATAATGAAATAGGAGACTTAGTAAGTTCAGCAGTAATCGTGCCCAATGATCCAAATGAATCGTTTGGTGATTTATATGAAATTAAATGTCAACCTTATGAAATTTTTGTTAACGCTGCGACGGCTAATGACATTGTAATAATTGCAGCACTTACTCCTGATCAGTTAAGGGCAGTGTAAAATGGCAAGAATTAGAACGTTAAATTTCTTACCTGAAATTTTTCATACTCCAACCAATCAACAATTCTTATCCGCTACTCTGGATCAAATTGTAAACAACTCTGATCAGAGACGTATACAGGGCTATGTAGGTAGTAAGTTTGGTTATGGTATTAACGCCAATGATCGCTATATTACAGAGCCTACTAAAATTAGAACAGATTATCAATTAACTCCTAGCATAATCTTTACTAAAAAAGATGAGATGGCTGCTAAAGATTTTATAACTTACCCTGGATTAATTGACGCATTAAAGTTACAGGGCGGAGTTACTGAGAACAATAGTAAACTTTTCGAAAGTCAAATTTATAGTTGGGACCCATTTATTGACCTTGACAAAATTATTAACTTCAATCAATATTACTGGGCGCCAGAAGGGTTGCCAGCAGTTGAAATTGCTACTAATGTTGTATATAACAATACTGACTATGTAGTTAAAAGTGAATCAAATAATTATAATATTAGAAGTCTAGAAACGGCTACTGGCGAAGAAAATCCAACGTTAACGTTGTTGCGTGGCGGTACATATCGTTTTATTGTTGATCAAGATAGTGGTTTTTTTATTCAAACACAACCAGGCACCAGCGGTACAAGTGCCACACAACCAAATCGTAGTACACGACTAACACAAGATAATGGTGTAATTAACAATGGCGCTAGAGCAGGAGCAGTAATTTTTGAAGTCCCACAAGTTACAGCACAAGACAATCTTGTATTTACAAATCAAGTAGATGTTGATCTAGTAAGTAACTTAAACTTTCAAGATATAAATGGAAAATTATTACAAGATGTAGAAAATATCGATGGAGTAACTGATTTAGAAGGCAGAACCATATTATTTTATAATAATACTACTGACGAAAAAGCATTTACAGATGGATTCTTTGCAGAAAGTAATTACGATATTAATATTGGCCTAATTAATGAAGCGGATCCTGATGAAATTTTTAATCCATCAGATAATTTTGCTAGCACTACGCCACTTACGATTGTAGTAACAAATACTTTAGCAAGTACTAATCGTTTGATAGTTGATACTACTAACTTACCCCAAAATGATATTAAGAATGTATTACAAGTAAACAACGTTATTACATTTCCAAATAGTGTATTTGGGGGTATAAACCAATATAATGGTGCATTAAACAACGTAATTTATTATGTAAAAGAAATTATTGACGCAAATAAATTTACAATATCGCAATCAATTAATGGTCCAGAAGTTACATTAACTACAGCAAGTGGTTCCATGAATGCTACTGTAAATCAAGGATTAAATGAAGAAGGATTTTACTCATTTGTTAATAATTATTTTTATATTGTAACTTATGTTGAAAATATAGATGATCCAGTAAATCCTATTATAAGATTAAAGCCTTATCAACTAATTAATGAAAATACTCAAATTACAGCACTATATGGTACTGAATATATTGGTTTAGATTTTTATAAAGATTTAACAGGAAGTATAAAAGAAGTTCCAAATATAACTGCTAATCTTAATACTCTATATTATCAAGATGCAAGTAATCCTAATAAGGTAGGTATACTACGCATAATAGAAAATAATATTGGTAATAACTTAAATGTTGAAACAGATATACTAGGTAAAAAGAATTTTCAAATTACAGTACCAAATCAGCAAGTAGTTATTTTTACTAATGGACTAAAGGTTTCCTTTAGTGGCGACGTTACCCCTATTAGTTATTTGGAAGGAGAGTATTATGTACAGGGTGTTGGTACTGAAAAAGGTATAGAATTAATTGATTTAAAAGAAACAGTAACACCAGAGGCTTACACTTTTGAAAATCCTATACCATACGACATTTTTCCTTGGGACATAGGCGCATATAGTGGTAGTAATTCTATACCAATAAACAAAGATTATATTACAATAGCACGTAATGCTATTAATAAAAATGGTTGGTCACGTAGCAACCGTTGGTTTCATAGTAGTGTAATTGATGCTACAGCAAAATATAATAATAATCCAGAAATATTAAATGAATACGCAGTTGAAAAAAATAAAGCTAATCGTCCTATTATTGAATTTTATCCTAACTTAAAACTTTTTAATCAAGGCACATTAGGTAAAACGCCCGTCGATTTTATAGATCGCAGAACATCTGATGCTTTCTCTATAGTAAATGGTCAGGTTAATTACTACCCTGATGTTAAAATATTTACAGGATATAATGCCACGATACAAGCAAGTCCGGGCTATAGTGGTACAGACAACGTTAATAGTACCGATTTAATTGTTGGCGAAATTTATGAAATTGTTAGTGTTGGTACTACCGATTGGATAGCATGCGGAGCAGAAAGTAACACAGCAGGAATATCATTTACTGCATCAGCAATAGGAGCAGGTACTGGCACAGCGAAGGCTTTAAGTTATACGTATGCATTAGTGCCACAAAGTTCAGTTAAAACATCACAGTCAGATGGTAGTATAATTGCTGCCACATTCACATTGACACAATACATCAGTGATTTGGGAAACTACGAAAATCCTACTCCACTAAGTGGTATATTACCAACGAATGCTATAATTTCTTCAATCAGTGATATTACTATTTCTAGTACAAAATATTTTAAATTACAAATTTCTTGGGCGAAAAATGATCCAATAGAGTCAGCATATACTAATAGATCACTTATTGCTAATCCATTTTTACAAGACTTTGATAATACAAATTATAATTTATTCAATGGCGCAAGAATAATTTTTGCAGCGGATACAAATGCTGAAGTACGTGATAAAATTTATGTTGTAAACTTATCGCCGATTACTGTAGGGGGCAAACCAATAATCTCATTGGTAGAGGCAAGTGATGGCGCTATTAAAGATAACGAACAAACAGTAATTACAAGAGGTTATTTTAATACAGGTAAAACGTACAGATTTACAGATGAAAATTATGGGGCATGGATATTAGCGCAGTTTAAATACGATACCAACCAAGAGCCTTTATTTGATGTATTTGATAAAATAGGACAAAGTTTAAGTAACCAAGAAATTTATGAGGGCAGTAACTTTGCTGGTAGCAAACTATTTGCTTATGCGAAAGGTACTGGTACTGATGATCCTGTATTAGGATTTCCTTTAGCATATAGTAGTTTAACAAATGTCGGTGATATTAAATTTGATGTTGCATTTAACAGTCAAAGATTTGATTACGTAAATAATTTAACAAACCTACCTGCGAATGAACCTATCAATTTGGGTTTCGTAAGAAATTATGAAACACGTAGTCTGTTTGAAAGATTGACAGGATGGGTACCAGCCATTGCACCTAGCGTACAATATCAAAACTTCGAATTTGATTTTTTCTCTGAAAATCCAAATAGAATATTTCAAATCGATGTACCTGTAAACGATCAGAAGCCTGACTCATGGCCAGTTGCGTTTGTTTATATTAATAATATACCCGTAGAAAAATCAGATTACATATATGCTGTAGAAAACGGAAAAACAAACTTTTTCATAGATGTAAAAAGTTTAACTAATACCAAAGTTCAAATACAGGTATTAAGTGATAAAGTAAGTAGTTCTGGTTATTATAGTATACCAATAAATTTAAATAATAACCCATTTAATACAGATATTAAAGAAGTTAATATTGGCGATATACGTAGACAATATACAAGTATTTTCTATAATAATAATACCATAAAAGGTGAAATTTTTGGCAATAATAATTTCCAAGATTTAGGAGATTTAATTTATTGGGGCGATAAAATTATACAGAATAGTGCTAGTTTAGTCGCTCCAGGCACTTTTAATAGAACTGAAAATAATAATTTATTTAATGCATTACTTTACAATAGTAGAGAATATATTAAATTTAAAACTTTATTAGTTGATACTGTAAACAATACAGATTATCCACAAAGATATACTCCAGCAGTAATATTAGACGATGCATTAGATCAAATTACAAGTTCAAAAAGCCAAGAACAAAGTTTCTTTTGGTCTGATATGGTTCCAAGTAAATCTCCATTTATAACAAATACGTATACCATAAAAAATAATATTGAAACTAGTTTTTATGATCTTAGTAAAATCTATAATTATACAAAGGCAAATTACGATGGAGTTTTAGTATACCTACAACGCAAAGCAGGAGTAATCAATAATGTATCGCAGTTAATGAAAGATGTTGATTATACAATTAGTACTGATAGTCCATCATTAACAATCACAAAAGATTTGTTAAAGGGCGACACAATAATTATAAACGAATACAATCAAACATATGGCTCATATGTTCCTAACACTCCAACTAAGTTAGGTATGTATCCTGCTACAAAACCAGCAGTAATATATGATAAAAGTTATCAAAATTTTACATACTTTATTGTTGGTCATGATGGATCTTACAATAAACTATATGGTAACTACGATCCTGTGACAAATACGTTACAGGACTATAGAGATCAAGTTTTATTTGAATTTGAAAATAGAGTTTACAATAATTTAAAACTTGAAGGATTGATTAGCCCAGTACAACAATTTGATTATATACCTGGATTCTTCAGATCAGAAGTTAATAATTTAACTAATTTAAATTATGAGCAATGGATCAGTATGTATAGTTTAACTTTCCTTGATTGGATTGGTCAAAATAGATTAAATTATAAAACACAAGTGTTTAACAGAAGTTCGCCATGGACTTATAATTATAGAGATAGTTTAAATAAAGTTAATAAATCTTTAGTAACACAGGGTGATTGGCGTGGGTTGTATCAATATTTTTATGATACAACAACTCCTAACACTACTCCTTGGGAAATGTTAGGATATGCTAATAAACCAAATTGGTGGGAAGAACGATACGGTCCTGCACCATATACAAGCAACAACCAACAATTATGGCAAGATTTAGAAGCAGGATATGACTATGGCAGTCCAATATTAGATAGTAAGGATTTAATTATAGGAAAAAAATATAGAATTATTACATTAGGTACAACTGATTGGAATATAGTAGCAGGTACTTCAGGAGTTGCTTATAATGTCAATGACGATATCACTATAGTAAATCAGTACTTAGGGACAGGCACAGCGAATTCCATTATTACATTTGCTGCTCGTCCAGGTCTATCTGAGATACTTCCAGTTAACGCCGCAGGTCAATTACTTAATCCAATAGAGTGTTTACTATCTAATTATGACGGAAATATTTTTAAACGTGATTGGATTATAGGAGATAACGCTGCTGTAGAACTTTCATATCGTAGAAGTAGTTCATATCCTTTCGATTGTTTAAGAATTTTTGCGCTTTCTAATCCTGCAAAGTTTTATAACCTTTGTATCGATTTGGATGATTACAGATACAATATTGAATTTAATCAATATCTAGTAGATGATCGTAAACACTTAATTTACGATGATATAAAAATTTATGGTAATGGCACAGCAAAAACTAGTTACCTAAACTGGATAGTTGATTATCAAAAACAACAAGGCATCAAGGCAACACAAAATATTGAAGATTTGTTATACAATCTAGATGTAAGACTTACATACCGAATGGCAGGCTTTAGTGATAAAACTTTACTTAAGTTCTTTGTAGAAAAGAGCAATCCTAGTGCAACAAATACTTCATTATTAATACCAGATGCAAGTTATCAAGTTTTATTGTATGAAAATCAACCATCAGATAAAATAATTTTTACATCAGTAATTATACAAAAAACAAAAAATGGATTTAAGGTATATGGTAATAGTCAAAAAAATGCATATTTTACTACTCTAGCACCTGACATAAACTCTCAACCTCTGCAAATTATTGTTGAAGGCCTTGAAGTAAATGTATATTCAAGTAGTTTAAATGAATATGAATATGTTCCATATGGCACTGAGTTTTATAACGTACAAGATGTAGCACAATTTATGCTTAATTATGGTGCTTATACCATATCATTAGGAGCAAAATATGAAACTCAATTAAATGGTATTGAAATAAATTGGGAAACTATGGTTGCTGAGTTTTTGTATTGGGCGCAAATAGGTTGGGTAATTGGAGCAACATTAAATTGTAATCCAGCAGCATTGAGTTTAGAAATTGATAAAGAGAGTCATGTTGTACAACCATTAACTTTATATAAAGAAAATTTTGTACTAAATCAAAATCTTTTCCCTATTCAATTGAGCAATTTATCTATAGTGCGTGATGGTACCAACTTTAAAGTTACTTGTTTAAATGAAGGAGAAATAGTAAGTTATGGTGAATTTAATTTGTCAAATATGGAGCATGGTATAGTATTTGATAACATAACAGAATTCCAAGATATCATCTATAATTTAACAACCGGGGTACGCCAGAATAGAATTTATACTATAGGTAGTAAGAGTGCTGAATGGAACGGTTTCTTGTATATTGCTGGCTTTATTTATAATCAAGACAATATTAAAGAATGGAATAAAAATACAAAATACACTAAGGGCAACATAGTAGAATATAAAAATAGATATTATAGTGCTACTAAAGTTATTCAACCAGCAGAATCTTTCCAAGAAACTGAATGGATCGTAACTGATTATAATGAAATACAGAAAGGATTATTACCGAATAGTGCGACACGTAGTTACGAAAGCACATTGTATTATAATTCAAATAATGCAAACCTAGAAAATGAAGCGGACTTATTATCGTTTAGTTTGATAGGTTTTAGACCGCGCAGTTATATGAAAGCAGCGGATCTGACTGATATTACACAAGTTAACGTATTTAAAAATCTAATTAAAAATAAAGGCACGAAAAATGCAATAGACGCATTTAAAGGCGCAAATTTACCGCAGGGCGGAATACAATATGATTTATATGAAAACTGGGCCATACTATCAGGAAAATTTGGTGGTTCACTAAGTGAAAATTTTATTGAAATAAGACTAAATGAAAATAAAATGGTAGGCAATCCTGGTACAGTATCGCTTACTACTGGCGATTTTACACCAGGCATGCAACAGTATGTACCACTGAACAAAATATTTAATTACTCTCAGCCAATCACTAATGTGAACGTACTGCCAACTAAACCATACTCTCCGAATATGGTGTATCCTGATGCAGGATACGTAAACTTTAATGATGTTAAAATGTCAAGTTATTTTTATAGCGACTTGCCAAATGCTATAAACAAGCAAGGTGATGTTGTTCCAATAGAAAATGTTTATGTTAGAGATTATATTTGGTTAGCAGATTATTTAGGCTCATGGAAAGTATGTACGCCTGACATTTTAATTAATAATTATAACAAAAGTTCTCCTGCTCCAGTCATTATAAATTTGACAACTAATCCCAATGGTACTGCAACACTTACATTTAATAATGCTCATGGATTAGAAAAATTTGATTTAATTATAATTATTAATTTTGATACAAGTGTTAATGGATATTATACAGTTTCAGAAATTATAAATCCAACACAAATATTAATAAACTTTGTTACCACAGAAGGTCTTATAATATCAGGCGAAGGCACTTGCTTAAAGTTAATAAATCAGCGTGTAAGTAATCCTACTAAGATACTTAATTTACCATTGCTATCAAGCGAATTTACACAAAATACTGTTTGGGTAGATGAAAATGATGATGGTGCTTGGGCTGTTTATCGCAAGAGTTTAAATTACAAGCGTGTAAAAGAATTAGAGATTGAAGGCAGCACCTCGTATGGATATAGTGTTGCTTATAATGATAATTTTGGTTATCTAGTAGGAGATCCAGGGGATGTTGATAATACTGATGATATAACTCCAGGTAACGTTTATAGATACACAGGACCATTAGATAACTTATTATTACTAGAAACATTTAATACAGGGGAAAGAAGTTTTGGACAAACAATAGCATACAATAATAACACAATAGTAATTTCACAACCAACTGCAACTACAGACAAAAAAGTTTTTGTTTACGTTTATAATTCAAATAATAGTCTTACAGAAGATTTATTACTAACTCAGGAAATAGAACCTCCAACAACTGTAGATTCTTGGGGAGAATCATTAGCAATTAGCAATGATGGTAACTACATCTTTATCTTGAACAATGAAGATGCATTATCAAACAATAAAGAAATCTATGCTTACAAGCGTCAAAATATTAATCTAAGTGCAGAATATTTAACAGCCGACGAAACATATATTATTACTAGTGTGGGCACTACTGATTTTGCAGCAATTAGTACAACTACAACTACTACTGAAAACAAAGTAGGACAAATATTTGTAGCGACAGGCGCAGGCACAGGAACAGGCACGGTCACACAAATTAGTTATAAATTTGCTGGAATCATTTCTGATATTGATTCTACTGTGGGCGATAATTTTGGTAAATCTATTGCTTGCGATTACTATGCTGATACTATAGTTGTAGGAGCACCTAATTCAGATTACACAAGTCTTACTACAACTAAAAGTGATTGGGGTAGAGCAGTAGTTTATAATAGAATTTCACAAAATATTGAAGTGCAAAGCAATAGCGTTGGCGAAAATGCACAAGTATTCACGCTATTTGTTGATCCAAGTCCAGACACGGTTACTGTTAACTTATTAAACACTTATTCAAATAATGCAATGGAACTATCAAGCACGACTGATATAAGTGTTAATGACCCAATAGTATTTTTAGGATCAGGACTTGCAGCAACTAATATTATAACAGCAAAAACTTATTACGTAGCAGAATTAATTGCTGGTAATAAAATTAAAATTAAAACATCAAGATCAACAACTGATGTCTCTACACTAATAGAAAAACTAAGCATACCAGAAGGTACAGCAACGGCAACACCACAATTTTTACATGTTGATGTTACTGTTAACGGTATTAGCGTACAAGATAATAATTATGCATTAGTTGATACAACACTTTATTATTCAACATATCTCAATGCAGGAGATATTATAAATATTAGCCAAAACACTTTTGTTAAGGTTCAAACTTTAACCTCAACGAGTACACCAAAGACAGGTGTAGCCTTTGGTACAAGTGTTGATATTACATCTTTCGGAACAGAGATTATTGTTGGTGCTCCATTTGAATTACAAGATGGCAATGAAGGGGGCGTTTATAGATTTACTGACGCCGGCGGCGAATATGGTATGATTATAGGCAGTGAAGAAGTTAATCTGACTACAAACCAATCAATATTATTAAATGGATACATGGTAAATTTACTAGACGGATCAAATGCTGCTGATGTCGCGCAAACAATTAATTCAGCAAAAATAACCAATGTTCAAGCAGCAAGTACAGATCAAAACAAACTTATTATTTCTTTAAGAAATATGTCTATTGCTGCTGCTAACCATGAATTAGAATTAACTGTTTCATCAATTGATACATTAAATGAATTAGGTATTACAATCTATCCTAATACACAACTTATTTCTTGTCCGCACAGTGAAACTCAGACGCAGTTTGGTAGCGTAGTAAAATTTGACGAAAGTAATAATAGTTTTGTTGCTAGTGCTCCAACTGGCACACGTTTTGCTGCTACTACTTTTGATTTTATTGATGATGAAAATCAGGACAACGATACAGTATTTGACAATAATGCAACACGTTGGATAGACACATTTAGAAATGCTGGCGCAGTTTATATGTTTGATTATATTGCAAAATATGATGAAACTGTAACTGAACCAGGGGCCTACGTTTATGCTCAAAGTGTAAATTCAAATAGTTTAAGTTATGGTACACAGCCATTATATGGGTCAGCATTAGCATTTACAGACAATACAGTATTAGTAGGTACCCCTTATTATAAACCAGAAAGCGTGGATGGCCAAGTTGTAATATTTGATAATACTACTGGTCAAACAGACTGGGCAGTGTATCGTAAATCATGTGATATTGTTGATATTAATAGAATAAACAATATACAATTATTCAGTGCTGAGACCAACAATTCTCTTTTAAACTTAGATTATATCGATCCATTAGCAGGTAAGATTTTTGGTGCAGTAAGACAAAATATTGATTATGTTTGTAACTTAGATCCAGCAAGTTACAATAATATTAGTAATAATACTAATGTTATTTGGGGTGATAACAACGTAGGCAAATTATGGCTAGATACATCAAACATGCGTTTTGTAAATTATCATCAAAATGACCCTGTTTATAATGCAACATATTGGGGAACATTATTCCCAGGTAGTGATCCAGCAATTTATACATGGGTAGTCAGTGTTGATCCACCAACGCAATATACAGGGGTAGGCGTACCTAAAGATTTTAATAAATTTAGTATACAAACATTTATTGATCAATCAGGCACGGTAACTCTTTGTTATTACTTCTGGGTGCGCTTTACTAATGTTATTGTACCCAATAGTGGAAAAACTTTATCTGATACAGTTATGGAGTCATACTTATTGAATCCGCTACAATCTGGTATATCATATTTTGCTCCTCTGTTACCAAACAGTTATGCGATTTACAATGCTCAACAAAGTATTAAAAACACTGATACAATATTGCATATAGGATATAAGAGTACAACAAGCGAAAGTATACCACATCAAGAATTTAATTTAGTTCGTTCAAACTTTGCTGATGACTTTTTGCCAGGACTGCCCAATACACAATATCCACATCCAACCTACTTATATGATAGAATGCTTGATAGCATGGCGGGAGTAGACGAGGAAGGTAGCACAGTACCTAATCCGTATTTGCCAAGAGCAGTACAAAGTGGCGTATTGGTACGTCCAAGACAAAGTTTCTTTTATAATCGTTATACTGCATTAAAAAATTACATACAATATGCCAATACAATTATGGCACAATATCCGTTGGTTGAAATACGTCCAGACGCAACATTTTTTTATAAAGAAAATAAACCAATATTTGATATTGTTACTGGATTATTAATTGTAAAGGACTTAACGTATAACATAGTAACATTAGGTAATACTACTTGGAGCACCATTGGCGCAACATTAGTCAGTGCAGGAGATTTTGTTATAGGTAAAACCTATATTATTAATACAATTAGCAATACAGATTACACGCTAATTGGGGCTAATACAAATAGTGTAGGAGTAAAATTTATTGCTACTGGTACTGGAAACGGCAACGGAACTGGCACTGCGTATGAAATTACTTTTACTGCTACTGCTAATGGCAACGGCGATGGCACTGCAAGCACATTGACATTTGATGAGGGAGAATTATATAAAACTTCTGATTATGTAACAAGAATAGATTGGTGGGCAGAAGGGTTCGATAATAATACCAAACCAGCATTTCAAGTGCAGTTATATAGCGATTTGCTACGATTGGAAAATATTGATATTAACACTATAGCCAGAGTTATAAAGGGCGGCAACAATACTAGAGAAACTTATATCTATGTTATCGAAACATTAGATGATAATACTCAAATTGAACGTTGGAAGAGAATTGGGCTTGAAAAAGGCACATATGAAATTAGCAAAGAAATATATGATTATGATTTAGGTAAATATGGCTACGGTGGAAACTTTTATGATACTGATAGTTTTGATGACTTCCCAAGTAATGAAACACGTTGGATAATACGTTGCTTAAACGAACAAATATTTACCAATGAACTGTTAATACATCGTAATAAAGCATTAATATTGCTATTTGAATATATTGTAAGTGAAACAAATGAAAGTCAAAATTATTTACCATGGTTAAACAAAACATCGCTGGTAGATGTAAAACACACAGTACGTGAACTTCTACCAACTGAAAAATTTCGTACTGATAGTGATGAGTTTTTAAGTGGCTACTTCAATGAAGTGAAACCTTATCACGTAGTAATAAAAGAATTTTTATTAAATTATACAAAACTAGATGTTTACCCTGGTACATTAACTGATTTTGATTTACCAGCATCATATAATACTACTCAAGACGAATTCATTACTCCTCAGTTAGTTTACGGCCCACTTGTACAAAATAATAATAATCAATTCGATAAAACTAGTAGTGAGTGGCAAAACGATATTTACAACGAATGGTACAATAATTGGGGCTTGATGTTAAGCAGTTCCTATCAGTCTCCAAGTTATACAGACTACCTAACTGAAAATGAAAAACTAGAAGAAACTATATATAGTGCAAACTATTTTATGACTACTCTACAAACATATTTGCCAATAACATCTACTACAGCAATTATGAAAAATGTTAGTGGTTTTCCGGTAACAGGTACATTTAGAATTGAGGAAGAACTCATTACCTATGCTGGAATTGATCGTGCAAGAAATTTATTAACAGGATTAACAAGAGGCGTAGAGGGTACAACTAAAACCGTACATTTGCCTAACTCAGAAGTTTATATGGAATTGCCGCCTATTATCGTAATTGACAGCGGTAGTCAATATAATGAGTTCACACCAAAAGTAACTGCTGTTGTTGATGAATTGATATATAGTGCACCAAGAAAACCTGCAGTACTTCAAGCAGTAATGGCCCTAGATAAAGTTATTAATATTGAAGTTTTGGATCCAGGATCTGGCTTCGAAACTAAGCCAGAAATAGTTATTGAACCATCTATAAAAATAGTCTTTAATAGCACAGCAGTAGACAATAATACTAATACTATTTCAATTAGTGGTTTCACATTAAAAACAGGCGATAGTATAAAATATATTGCTGGATTCATAACTGTTGACGCTACAAATATTGTCCCGTCACAAATTTATACAATCCAAACTATAGGCACTACAAATTTCACATTAATGGGCGCACCAAATAATCTAGTTGGAACAAAATTTATAGCAACTAGAGTTGGTACAGGCACAGGCACATTAAAACAAAGCGTTCCAATTGATTATCTTGTAGACAATCAATGGTATTATGTTAGATTAATTGATAATATTCCTAATCCTATAGTAGCATTGTATGCCTCATACGCAGAAGCAGTACAGGATAAAAACAAGATTCCAATACAAGTATCAACTACAAATGTTGAAAATCAACTATGGTTAGGTGCAAGAGCATTAGCGGTCACAACAGCACAACCTGTTCGTGAAAATATTGTATCAATTAAATTTGATAGAAATAGTTTTGATAGTAAAGTCACTGATTGGGCTAAAGATAGGTTTTATGGTAGTTTCTTTGCAGGCGATTACGAAAGTCAAAGTGCTTCAAGTTGGTCACTAAAACTACAGTCAA